CTCTGATATTTGAGATTGCTTAACCTCAATGATCTCAAGTCGCTTATTCTGTCTGCTGTTTTCCTCGTCCACACGTCTTGCAAATTCGTCATGGACGGCTCTTGTTACATAATCTTCCATTGGCTTGTCTCCTTACTTGAGTCCGATAATTTTGACAGGAATGACGTAATTCCTAGCATTTCCTGAACCGCTTACTTGCCGACATAATTCCATAACAATAGAATTATCTGAATTGTAATAAAATCTTCGTCCATATGTAGCTGTCGAACCAACAAACGCTATCATAGGAATTATATGCCCGTCACCTTGTATGGCTGTTTTAAAATCTTCCGCATCGACCATAACACTATGTTCTTCTGATTTTGTATTTGATATTCTAAAAACAAATTTCAGATATTTAAATTGACTTATTTGATAACCAAAATCAAGTGGGATAATATCTGAATTTCCACTAGCAGGGAAATTACTCGTCGGTGAGCTATTAGTCCATACAACAAATTCGCTTAACTCTCCCCCACCGCCTTGGCTTGCTCTAATATATGCCATTTAAATCACCTCACTCTGCATTAGGAGTCGGCTCAACATATGTATTAACATAGTCGGACATGATCTTGTTGCCGTAACTGTCATAAATGATAATCATAGCATGGTCGTTTGTATTCTTGATGATAGCACCACCTCTGCTATGATATGCCTGCTTCGCATCCTCAAGCGTGTCATATACTCCCGAAATCTTGTACTCCCACTTCTTTGACTCTGCATACCTGTATGCTTCTGCTACAAAATATTTTGTTTCCATCTTTTATTCCTCCTTATTTGAGAATCCTTAACTTGCATAAATCACCGCTTGCCGCTCCTGTTACGGTGTATGTTATCGAAACGTTTGTGCCACTTCCTGTTTTGCTTATGGATGATATTCCAAGCAACTTATCTGCGCAATACAAGTCATATCCGTAGGAATCATCCAAGCCTGTGAATGTAACCGTATTATCACTCTGCACCGTTGATGTGGCTGTCCACTCATCTGTAACTATATTTGCCGTTACATTTGACGATTGGTTTGCCGTGAATGTCTGCACGTTTGTACCATTCTTCTGTATCGTCAATGTTCCGTTATTCACTGTCGGAATGGTCGGCTTGTTTTTGATATAGTCCTTTGCCGTTGTTGTGGTCTGATTCCAATCGCTCTGTATCTGTGCCGCAGGTATCGTAGGCTTGTTCAATATCTGAGCAACACCACTTGAAGCATTCCAATCTGCGTTTACCTGTGCCGCAGGTATCGTAGGCTTATTCTTGATATAATCATCCTTACTGCTATCGGACTGATTCCAATCAGCCTGCACATTTTCCTCTGCGCCCGACTGTACGCCATCAAGTTTCGACTTATCACTTGCCGACATCAGACCGCTTGCGTTAGGTGTCGCAGGTTCATATCTGGTATCAGTCGCACTGATAACATTCTGATTACTTATCTGAATATTAGCACCTGCTGTATACACAGCACTGTTAGCGGCAACATACGGAACTATACCACCTGCATCTGCGACTGCGCTAGTGGCATCGTAAGTAGCCTTAGTCATATCACCTGCGCCTTGACCATCCTGTCCGTTTGTGACAGTGAATGTACTGCTGGTTCCATTGGTATACAGAATCGTGTATGTATCAACCAGTCCGCTTGTGCCTGTCTTAGTTATACTAACTATTCCGTTACCCGGTGCGCCTGTCTGCCCCTGTTCACCTTGTACACCCTGCTGACCTTTAAGGCCACTAAATGCAAGTGCAAAATTCGGATTGTCGGGTGTGCCTGTTTTCGTAACAAGGACTGACGGATTTGCACTTGATGTATTATCAGCCGTTGCACTCATGATGATATTCGGTGTTGAACCATCCGCACCTCTTGCACCATTTGTTACAGTGAACGTACTTGATGACCCATCCGTATAAGTGATGGTATAGGTATCAATCAGACCTTGCGTGTCGGTCTTGGTAATTCCTACTATACCAACCCCATCGTCACCATCTGCACCCTGTTCTCCGTCAGAACCTTTTACATTGCCAACTTTTGACCATGAGTTAGTTCCAATGCACTTCCACAGATCATCTGTGTCGGAATTTAGATACAAGGAATCCACAAAATAACCTGTTGATGAACTCGATGGAGATGTGACCGCAGTACCAACATCAAGCGATTTCTCTGACACATCATTGATGATGGCTATGGCATCATGGATAGAACCTCGGACATCCTCACCATAAACCGCTGACATGATAGCTTGTAAGTATTGTGATATATCAGCCATTTCTTTCCTCCTTTAATATTTTTATCTCTTCCTTAAGCTCATCTATCTGAGCATATAAGTCTTTAACCGCTGGAATAAGCAAACCAACCAACCGCTGATAGTCAATTGCCTTGTATGCATCTTCGCCCTCAAGCTCAAAAACTATACTATTGTTTGATTCTTCGACATCTTCAAATGTTTCTTCCAACTCCTGTGCTATAAGACCAAATTCTGTCTTATGCGTTTCATCAGAAATATAATTAAATTTAACTGGCTTTAATCGCTCAAAGAAATCTCTGACAAATTCAGCCTCAATCGGCACTATGTTTTCCTTTAACCGTCTATCTGAAGCAGATGACCATGATACCCATCGTTGTACCGAACCTCCTGCCATATGCAAAAATGCAAACTGTGTATTATCAGGTGTACTTTGAGTGGTATAACCATTTATATTATTGAATCTTCCATTTATGATGCCCATGGTTCCGGCATCCCCAATAGTAAAAGCCTTACTGCTAAGCGTCCCATTTGTAAATATTTCATTACCTAAAATCATGGAATGCTTGCCAGCTGCATTTACTGTAAGACCATTTATTGCATAACATGCTCCTGTTGTGTTCATATCGGATATGCTAGAAGGCCCATTTGATATTGCGGTATTACCAATTGTAAAACCATATTGTCCATTACCGATATATCCACTTTTTGCGGTTATATTTCCGCTAAATGTACCATCCTGCATGTTGATTGCGCCTGTGTTCATATTAAGGCTGAATTTACCATTTAAATCAGCGATAATGCCTGCCTTAATCAGATTGGCATTCAATACACCTGTGGTAATATAATCCGCAACAATCGCACCATCCATCGTAATTGCAACACCAACATTCCATGGATCACTCGGATATGTCCGGCGCAGATATGCCAATCCGTTTATATTCCATCGCCATGCCTTTGTGGCTTGTTCGATGTCGGCATTGTTCATGATCCTCTGCTCGATTATTTGGTTGTCATCATTGTTTACAAAATAAATCACTCCACCATTCTCACCATTAAGAATGCGGAGTGCATTTGCTTTTGCTTCATTCAGAATACTGCTTGCAGTCTGTTGTTCTTCAATCATTGCAGCCTGTTCTGCCATTTGGCTTGTCAGACTTGTCCGTATCTGAACCGAACTGCTCAGCTCTATCCTATTGTTTGCCAGATTCAATAGGTCAATACTTTGCTTGGTTATGTATTCCCACTGATCTATGCCAAACTTAGTGGCTATGATCCTGACCGAATCACCTATGCGGAGTCGATTAACCGCTTCTATATCACCAAGATCAATCGCCTTGGCTTCTATCTTTAACTTAGGCTGGCTATATCGGTTAAAATATGCCAATGCAAGCCTATTAAGAGTGGCTTCACTCTCTGTCTCAAATGTTACAGTCCTTGCTCTTCTACCAAATGCCGCAATAGAGGCATCATTCTGAATCGGTGTACCCTCAAGCCTTGCCATCTGGTCACCATATAATTCTGTTTCAGTCTCTGCACCATACGGATAAAGCACATTCAAAAAGTTTGTTGTATCGATATCCTTCACAAAATCAAGCAGATTTTCACCAAACCGAATTGACTGTGTAGCCTGCTGCCCATAATCTTCAAGTCGGAGTATGTCAAGGTACCGGGTAACAACTCCGCCTGATGTTGTTCGCCTTATCTTCAGATATCCATCATCTGCAATAAACCTTCTAAGGCAATCAAGGTATGTCATTCCCCACTCTGGTTTCCAATTACATGTATTTGTAGTTGTAACCGATGTAAGCATACCCTGTGTAAATTGCCGCTTTACATTCTGATTGGCATTGTATGTCGCAAGAGAATTGGTGAATCTCTGCAAGTATGTTTCATTGGTGTAGGCTGTCATGGTAACAGTCTCATCACCAAGCCATGACAAATCCTCAAGGCAATATACATCCAATGACTTGTCAAAATTCTGTGTTATCTCCCGGATATCACCTCTCCATACCTCTTTAGCATCCTCATATACTGTTATGATGGAATTTTGCACAATCTCATCATATCTTGGATGGTTAATCGGTATTGTAAATTCAAACTCACCTGCTGAGCCAACCTTTAGATCAAGAGTCGCATTAACAAGTGTGTATTCATCATTACCGGGATAATATATAGTGTTTTCGTTTCCTGTTAAGGTCTGAATCGTTACTCGATACATTATAAGCTACCGCTCCTATATACACATTGAACCTTGCCGTTACCTGTGAATGTCAGTGATGCATCTTCAGGGCCGCCAATGATAACCTCTGGAATAATATTTGTACCGCTTACAAGGTTGAAATTCATATCCTTGTAAGTCAATGTAATGCTATTTCCCATCAGCTCACTCACAACAAACTGAGGACAAGTAGGCATGTGACCTGCCGGAATCGTTTCTGTTAATGTTCCCATAACTGTCCATGCACCGACATAAATTATCATGTCAGTTTCAAAATTAAATGGATTCCACAGCCACGGATCAGACGAAGATGTCAGACTGTACTTGTACGGCTCTGCACTTGGTATATTCAACTTAAAAGAACCAAGTCTGCGTGACCTATCGAAATCCTCAACATACACACGGCCTCTCCAGTAATAACCCGGATCATTATCGAGTGTTATCCGACATATTCTGCCATGTATCTGATTTCGTATGTTGGATATCACCGAATCCCATGTATCACGTTCTCTCAGACCACCCAAGAAAAAGGATAACTGCCTTTTCTTAAATATTGGTCTGCCTGTTAAAGCAGTTGATGCATCGATAAGACCATCACGATACGGAACATTGATATAGCTTGTTTCCATTTCAGGTTCACTGATGTAATTGTTGTTGCCAAGAGCAAATTCCCAATCATCCAAAGTGTGATAGGTCTTACCGCTATCCTCAACATAAATCTTGATGCCATTGCTTAATTCGTTCATGTAAATGCACCCCTGATCGCTAATTTACCAAGTGCCTCATTCATCTGACGAGATGTACCACCTACAAGCGCACCACTATCAAGTACAATCTGCTGATTCATCGCCAGATATGGTAAGTATGTTGCCAAAAGCTGAGTTAATTCACTCGTCTGACCGCCTAAAGGCTCAACCATTGCCTCACCGCCTGAAACCGTCAAAAGCTCTGCACCTGCCTCACCAACTATTGCAGAACCACTTGTCAAAACACCACCACTTGCAAGCATCGGAATCTTCGGTATATTGGGGGAATGGCCTGCCACTGATATCTTGTTGATACCACCTATGATGTTGTTAATGGTGCCAGACATCGAATTAACCGCGGCCTTAAGAATACCCTTAATTGCCTCCCAAATACCGCTGAATATCTGTTTAATACCATTCCACATCTGAGTCCAATTGCCTGTGAACAAACCAGCAAATGTATTAAATATACCCATAATGACATTAAGCGCGCCTTTAAGAATACTGCTTACCAATTCAAGCGCACCTTTTAGCACTGGAGCAAGATTGTTGCAGATTTTATCCCAAACTGCCTTGACCACTTCACCAAAGGACTCGAAATCATATCCCATCTCATTACAGATATCTACAATGGTCTGCCCAAACTGGCTAAATGTGGCTTTTAAGTCTTCCCATATAGCTGTTACACTGTTTCGGAACTCTTCATTGGTATTCCACAGATGCACGAATGCCGCAACTGCAAGACCGATCGCAGCCACAATTGCCAAAATCGGAGCCGACAAGCCTGCCAATGCTCCACCAAGTGCGCCTGTGCTTCCTGTCAGTGCCGATATCGCCCCTGTTATACTGGATAAAACGCTAAACATGGGAGATAGTGCCGCTGTTACCGCTAATACTCCACCTATTATCATCACCAACTGTGGAGACACATTCTTCAGTGCATCGCAGATCTTCTCAATAGCTTCTTGTATCTTAGGAATATATGGCTGAATTGCTTCGATAACTTGTATGCCCAATCGTGTTATGGTTGGCAGAATTTCAGCTTTCAGCCTGTCAAGTGTATCATTCAGCTCATTTGCTTTATCAATATCTTCTTGGGGGATAATTACACCAAGATTTTCGGCTTCTTCTCCTAATGCCTTGAGTGCCGCACCACCATCATCAATAACACCTGCAAGCTCATCAGCGGACTTACCAAACAAATCCATTGCAACTGTATCACGTTCTGTCTCATTGGCGATGCCGCTCAACCCTTGAACAGTCTCATAAAATATTGTTGTGATATCCTTGTACTCATCATTGGTATTTTTAACTTTGACACCAATCTTCTCCCAAGACTCTTCGTGTCCGTCAAGATTCTTTTTTAGTTTACGCAGACCACTGACAATCGTGTCTGTATCAACATCAATCAGATCAGAAGCATATTGCATCTTCTGTAACTCTTCTGTTGCAATACCTGTCTGCTTTGCAAGTGTGTTCAGTTCATCAGCATCTTTTGCCGTCTTAACCGCTAAACTACCAAGACCTGCAATTGCCCCACCTGCTGCCAAAGACAACCCTCGTGTCTTGTCTGCCAGGTTACCGAATTTCTTCGACATATCACCTGCGACCTGCGAAACCTTTGACATGGTAGAATTGAAGTAATTTGCCGCCTGTTCTGCATTCCTTAATTCTTGCTCACAAAACACAATCTCCCTTGTCAAGGCATCGTACTGTCTCTGTCCGTCTTCTGTTGATAAATCAATGGATTTTTGCGCCTGTTTGAGCGCATCAAGTTTTGTTGTTGTCTCTGCTACTTTATCATTAAGTAGTTTCTGCTTCTGAGCAAGCAACTCAGTGTTTTTGGGATCGAGCTTAAGCAATCGCTCTACATCCTTTAATTCCTTCTGAGTCTTGCCTATTTCTGAATTGACATTCTTAAGTGCTGAAGATAGTCCAGAAGTGTCTGCTCCTAATTCGATTGTAATTCCACGAACTTTAGTTGATGCCATGCTTATTCTCCAAGATTCAGCTCTCCCCGGAAGAATGCAGCCATAGATCCGGCTGGAGCCTTCTTATCATATTTTTCTTGGTCATTGGCTTTTTCTGTAATCATGTCAAAAACCATACCAATTGTCATATCATCCAGGTCTTCTTTGGTCAGACCTAATTCAGCACACCGTAGCATAAAAATAGCACCGTTAGGCTCCCGATCCCTTGGTGCTACTTTTTTTTTGCTGTTGATGTCTGTTTTGTATTTATTGCCCACAATTCGATTATGTGTGGCAGAACTTCATATATACTGAATACGTTGAATGTATCAAGCCATTCATCTGCTGTTTTCTGTTCAATATCTGGGTTTGCGTGACGAGCCATTGCATATGCGACATCCTCAAATATCTGTAAGTCAATCACATCAAGCTCATCATCGTTTTCTTTCTTTCTGTTATAGGCCTTTATCAGCCTGTTCATGTCTTGTATCATGTCTCGGCCAATAACAACACGATACAGTCTTGGTGTCCTTGCTGTGGCTCGGAATTTAACTTCCTTGCCATCAATCTCAACTATTTTATCCATATTTTCTCCCTCATATCCATTTTCTTATATTATTAACAAGCTCATCCTCACATTTCTCTGCAACAGGAGCGATGTGCGGAAATGCTCTTGTTCTTCCACCGTTTACCTTTGCATGGCCTTTCTCAAGCAGATGCGTGAGCTGATAGTCTGTTGCATTATGTATGGTGGCTTTCCTGTGATACCGCTTATCGGTTTTGGTCTGCATAACTTTCCAGCCTTTGTTGTACTTATCCCATGATCCATACTGACCACTTCCAGACGGATGAGCATTATGGAGTGACGTGACAGCATCTTTGGCTGTTTCGGCCACTCCCTTGTCGCAAGCCTCTTCAGTAACACCGACAAAATCATCAAGTGCCTTTTCAATTTCTTTTGCCAACTGATCTACTTTGACTTTTTTGCTCATCTTTTCATATCCTTATGGATTTATGACCACTTTGCGTAAAGCATCATGTTGCTTGAAACAACATCCGTGCTGAAATCCCATGCCGTTGTAAGTGCCAAATCTGAACACCATTCAACGAACGTGT